GGATGATGGTCAGAGAAAGATCTATCACGTTCCCGTGATGGTCAACACTAAGTTCATGAGCTATGATGGAAGAAATTCTAATATGCTTGTCTATGAAATCGAAGGCCATCCATCATCCTGTATGTCTCCATTGATTGTTTGTGATGACAGATTTAAGGATATTGTGGGTGTAATAGGATACCATACTGCCGGTAATAAGGTTTCCGGAGACAAAACCGGAGCCTCCAACGCCGTCACTGTGGAGCTATTAGAGGAGATGTTAGCTGAGGTTACTCCATATACCCCAGCACCTGTTGTTAAGCACGTCGTTATGGCAGGGAACTCACAGATTCCTGATAAGATCCCAATTTTGGGTTACCAAGAACCACTTAAGCAAGCAATGTATGGAAAGATTGTTAAGACTCCATTCCATGGTTTCATGGTTGATGAATCAGGAAATCAAGTTCCATTTGAGAAATTTCCGTCTATTTCCATGCCTTATAGCATAATTGTTGAGGATGAGGAGTTAATGCATTTTCCAGTGTATAATATCCTTGAGACCTTTAATAATCCTACCCCAGCTATCAATGACACAATTGCTGATTTTGCTAGAACCATGTTTACCATTACCTGGGATCGATCTGTTATTAAGGAGTCCGCTCCGTGCATATATTCTTTCGAGGATGCTATTCATGGGAGAGATCTAGTAGGACCTGATAGTAGAACGACATCTGTTGGTCAAGCACTAAGATATAAAGGGATTACAAAGAAGATGATGTACGGTGAAGAAGGAAAGCGCAATCTTGACACGCCCCTAATGCAGGAGTTGAAGGCACTGTTGCTAGAGACGATTGAGATGTTGAAGAGAGGCGAAGAGCCCGATTGGAAGTTTTTAGGTTTTATAAAGTCCGAACTTATCTCGATTAGCAAGTTAGAAGAGGGAATGGCTAGATTCATATTTGGCGTTGACTGGGAGGAGCATATTATATGCAAGATGTATTTTGGCTTTATGCTGTCCTTAGCTGCTCGAAACTCGATCAGAAATGGAACCCTCATAGGTATGAACCCTTATTCTATGGATGCTGATGTTATTGGCAAGATTCTGGAAGTGTTTAAATTACTGTGTGACGGTGACTACAAGTGGTTTGACAAGAGGTTCTTCAGGTGGTTATACGATCAGTTCTCCAAATTCTCTAGGCACGTTTACTATAACGGTACTGAGGAGGAACATAGAGTGAGAGATATGATTCTCGCCAAGTTGTGCTCTCCTCAGGTTATCGTGATTATTAGAAATGAGGATGGAGTTCCGGTGGCAGTTACCTTATTATTGGATGGTGTTCTGCCTTCCGGGCATACTTTGACTCAGTTGTTAGGTTGTTTTGGTAACGGTGTCATGGATAGATACACATATCTTATGGCCTGGTGTGAGAGTATTGGAACCACGCACTTAGCTTATGATATTAATGTCCATCCGAAACCAGACTTGTTTTATGAGGAGGATAATATGCACACTTTTCTACTAGGCGACGACAATATCCTGGGATTCAAGGAGGAGAGGCATGG